CCACAACTCGTTGAGGAAAGTCCCGAACGTGCTAGTCCCATCAACCAGAACGGTTTCCAAAGAGCCAACGAACTCTTCAGGGTCCTTCGTCAACAGAGCCTGGGTCACCGAATCAAGGAAAGCCTCTTGCCCTTCGTCGATGTTGAGGCCAGTCAGAGTCTCGAAAACCTCAGTTATCGACGCAAGAAAAGCCTCCGGCCCTCCGTTGATGTCCAGGCCGGTCAGAGTCTCAAAAACCTGCACCAACGACGTGTTGAAAGCCTCTGATCCTTCGTTAATGTTGAGGCCAGTCAGAGTCTCTATGAACAGCACAGCCTCGCCGGCAATGCCGCCGGACCATTCCTCAAGCTGCTCGATTGCCGCGCCGAAAGGGCCGGGCACAAACAAACCCCGCACAGCCTGCACCACAACCGAGACAAAGCTCTCCAATAGCTGATCGCGCATCTGGCGCATCTGCTCTTCGGAGAGCACATCCCGCTGTTGGGTATTGCCAGGGAGTGGCCCGTGGCCGACAGTTCCCTCAGGAACAGGATTGATCCATTCTGGGATATTCATGTCGGTCATGGGACAGGCCGCACCCTGACACTGAACGCGGACGCAGTACCGACAGTGGTGAATGTCTGCGAACCGGACTGTCTCTCAGCCCGAAAGAAGATCGTTGTCGCACTGCCCGCTGCCACTTTGTTGAAGTCGGCGACCGACCCGGACGGGGGTCCAGACACAAGCACAGTTGCAGACCCTTCAGCATTCTGCCCGATCTGACCCCGACCCCGGCCCAAGATTTTGCCTGCGGCCTGATCGTTCAGTCGGGCAACCAGGTCCACCTGAACGTCGGCGCCAGTCCCGGTGATGACACACCAGCCCGATACTTCCGGTCGCCACGCGAACGACTGCCCCGGAATGGACACCTGGCACAGCGTGTATGCCGAGTTACCCGACGGGGTGTTGTTGATGGTCGCAGGCCAATACTCGTCCCCGACTTTCTGGGCGGCGTACTCGAATCCGTTAGCCGCGCTGTTAACGACGATGATCCTCCCGGCCGTTGGGGTTCCGGCCAGATCGTCGGCGTCAACCAGGTCGAAGGCAGCGGCATCACCTTTCTGCCCTTTGTGCAGCGCAAGGTTCAGCTTGTATACGTCGGTCGAAATCTCCGACCATGACGCCGAGTCCGGGGTGGGATCACCAGCGGGGAGCGCGGTGAAGTTGATCGCCGGGTCGATGGTGGGAGCGGGGCCGGTGTCGCCCTGGACAAGCCCAGGAAATGAACCTAGCCCGCCATCTGGTGCTGCCACCGCAATGAACATGTTTGAGTTCGGATCCCAGTCCATCGGGATGCGGAACTTCGCCACGTCGATGACAAGGTATTCCTTGCCGTCAATGACCGTGGTTGTCCAGTTGGTTAACGGCATGGTGTCCGCCTCCTTCTACTCAGGGTGTTGCGTTTTGCAACACCCCATCATCATCAGCCCTGGGGTGCGAGCGTCAGAACATTGATGCTTTCTAGGACGCCGGTGATGAACCGCTGATGCTTAGCCAGTGGGGACTCCTCGGCTTTCCCGTCGCCTACCTGTAGAAGAATATCGCGCTTGGAGCGGTCGATTTGAAACACGACCTCTTCGATGTAGTCGGTGAAGATTCTGGTCCGACCCATGTAAAGAACCGAAACAAGACCGCCGCGGAACACGTCCTTGCCCAGCGTGTATACCTCTCCGTTGCGGAAGGTGGCGATGACCGACACCCACCCCCGGGACTCCCACATGGCATTGATGAAACCGAACAGCGTTTCGACGTTGTACGGCGACGACGCGGTTGCGTGGAACACTTCAATGCCGGGATGGTAGGGGCCGACTTCATCCCGGCGGGTGTAATTCTGCATTATCTGGAACGCCAGAAGGGTGTTGTTAAGGAACCCTTCGAGCAGATTTGACGGAATGCCGGTGAATCCGATCAGGATCGCAATGGAGTCGATGAGCCAAGCGAAAGTTGCGTTCATCAGGTCGTTGAGCCACTTCGGCGACCGCCCACCGATGATGTGCTGCCACCCCTTCGGGGTGTGGAAACTGATCCGGCAGGTAAGGACGTTGCCTTTCTCGCCAGGTTCGGGCGCGATCAGCACCGCCCACGGCGGAACGTAATTAACCCCCAGCTGAGGGGAGATGTACACGCCATCCCGGCCGGGAACATCGTTGATGAACGGAAGGATTTCCTCGAAGAACGAACCGGCTACATCAACGACCTGACGCACCGCTGAATCAATCACCGTTCCGGTGGGGCCTGCGATCTGCGAGCGATCCTTGACGGTCACCACATACGTCGGCTGCGTCAACCCCAAATCGGGGAACGTCTGCGTCCAGTAGTCGGGCTGATCGTCACCAGGCAGCCACAGATCAACACTGACGGTGACCCCGTAGGAGGCGGTGATGTCGTTGATGACCGCGCCACAAGTTTCCATCCGCACGGTGCGGGCGACAAGCGGACTGGTGTCAAGGAACGGGTTGGTACGCACCACATAAAGAGGCGTTTTCAACATCTGGAAGATGTTGCCGTTGGATTGCAGCAGCGTCCCGAACCAGGTGCGGACGTCGGGATTGAGGCTCCCCGAGTTGTTGATGAACTCGTACAGGCCGGACTGAATCCTTAGCGCGTTCTCCGAGATCATTGCTTCGGTGACAGTGCACAAAGGGCCGATGAAAACAGCGTGCGAAAAAAGCTGGAACTGTATCGGCAACCACCAGTTCGGCCAGATCACCAAATAGTTGAGGATGTCCCAAATGCCGTTGAGGCTGGCGGTGCCCACCCATGCGCCGTTATCGAACTCGTAGTCGAACGTGTCAACGTAGAACGGGAAACGCAAGCCGGCGGTTTCGACAACAACCCCGACCATCGTTGAAGAGCAACTCATGAAGGTGTCGATAAGCCACGATTCGCCTTTGATCTTCAGCTGCGCGGAAGGCATCTTGTTACGCGGATCGCTGCCCTGCAACGAGATCATGTCGTCACCGAGTTCGCCGACCTTCACCCACATCTTGTCGTACACCGAGATGTGCCAGGACTGATCGACTGCCGACTCCTGGTTGGCCAGCTTCTCCGCCGCTGTGGCTGAGGTAATGAGATCGCCGTAGAGAAGTTCCTGCTTGAGAAGTTCCAGGTCGGAGACCTGGGGACGGTTTTTCTGCAGGCTGGACCAGTCCGCGCTGAACTCAAACGGGAATGTGACCGGAAACTTCGATGTCATATCCGATGCCAGTTCGCCGCAGTGGTCGGAGTCGCCACCAGGGCAATGAACTGCGCGCTAGTACCAGTGGTCAAAGCCGCGCCGATTGCGGCGAGAGCCGACGATTGCACGGTCACTGCGCCGGTACTGCTGTTGATGATCCTTAACGTATACCCCGCGACGACAGAAGTAGTCGGCAACACACAGGTCTGAGTCGTGGTGCCGGTGAAATGCTGGATCGAGTTTGAGGCAATGGTCAGTGTGGTCGTCCCGGCCGCGGTAACTGTCGCCGTGAAGCCAGGGATGAATCCGCGAGACGTCAGATTGATGTTGGCATCACGAAGCGCCAAGGTCGATGCAACCGCGCCAGCGTTGCTGACGGACCCTTGCAACTGACTTGCGTTCAAGTTAGGCACGTTCGTGGTGCTTGTCACCGTGAACGGAGCCGTGCCCGTAGCCACAGTCGACACCAACCTGCTAGCCGTAACTGTGCCGGCTGAGAAGTTTCCCGACGCATCCCGCCGGACCAGGGTGTCGGCGGTGTTGGCGTTGGTGGCCGAGGGAAGGCCGAGTAACTGGCTGGTGTTCGTGTTGACCTGACTGGCGACGTCATTGAACGCCGACGCCGACAAGGTTTCGCCGTTAATGTAGTTTTCTTTCAGTGCCATAATTGCTACCTCTTTCTAGAGTTAGGTGCATCGGCCATTAAAGGGGCCACCGCCTCAGGGGGGTTCCGGCTGCGACAATCCTTGAATCAGCGTTGCCGCCCTCCACCCTAACCAGGACGTTGTACTGCTGCACGGGGCCAGCGACCGGCTTCGGGGGGATCGGCTGAGAGAACCTTCCTTCGAGCAAGCTGTACATGTTTCCCTGCGGCGGCTGAACCCCGAACTTCGACAGCAGTTCCTCTTCAAGAGGGGAAGCGTTGTTTCCGGAAGCGAACGAAACGAAATCTTTCACCGCTTGCTGCCACCACTTGAGTTCCTGCGGGCTGGGCTGCACCGCGGTCAGGTCCACAACTCCCCTCTTGCGGGGGTCGGTGCGTATCTGCACTATCTGGTTGGGCAGCAGCGGCCCGTATTTCACCATGTCGGTAGTGCCTGGCCCCGAACCTATGTAGAACGTCCCAGGACCGTGAAGGGTGTAACGATCCCACATGTCCTGATCGCCCACGTTGACCCGGCGGAGCATCCCCGACTGGGTTTGAGTGGCGTTGTCCCCGGCTCGGAAACTCCGTATGGAAGCCGGTAGAAGCTGCACGGTTGGGCCGCTGCCTGCCTCCATCCCAAAGCCCATGCCCCGGTACGACGAACCCAGGTTCGATGCCGTACCTGGCTCTTTGACGGTCATCACTTCGACCATGCCGCCATCCAGCCCGCGAAGCACCCGGTACTTCCTGGGATCGCCATCAACCCCGGCCATGAAACCCCACGTCTCGCCGGGGGCGGGTGAAAAGATCAGCTTGTTCCGCAACGTCGTCTCGACGCCGTTGACGAAATACGACACTTCGATGTTGAAACGCTGAATCCGAAGACGTAACCCGTTCAGGCCTGGCGTTTCGGTGTTTCCCATCCGCAACCAGATGTCGTTGTACGCCTCATCGAAAATGGACCACTCAGGGAACGATCCCAGTTTCATGAAAGCGATCTGATTGTCGGAGCCGGTGGCGAATCCGGTGCGCCGAAGAACCGCCGTCCGGCTCTGATTGGTGCCCGCCGACCACTTCGCCTCCCAGTCGCCATCGCCGAAAATGGACTGCATTATGCCGGTGTACTGCGGAGCGGCAACCACCGTTCCGGTGCCGGTACCCGTATAACTGATCGTCCAGTTACTCAGATTGTTGAACTCTTCGTCGAGTTGAGAGAAACCGAACCTGAACTCGTCGGTGTGATCGTAGGACCGCCAGAACGCATCCTCGGCCTTGAACGGCCAGGTGAACTCCTGCGTAGTGAAGTTGCCGCCGCGGATCTTGTCGACCGGATTGCGGGTCCACCGCACAGGTGCCCACCAGCGGCCAGCGTTGTGGTCGAAAAACGACAACTCGCCAGGCTTCTTCGCGTCCCACGCGGCGATCCAGTCGCGGATCAGCTGGGCGGTGCTTTCCGGGGTCTTGCCGGTTGCGATCACCGTCATGTCCGCGTCGATCGGATCGTAAAGCGCATCAATGAACGTGGCGCCGTCCTGGGTGGCACCCTTCTGCTCGATCTGCGCCCACGGTGCCATCAGCCCGCTGAGAGACTTGAGCCTAATCGACTCAGGTGCGGTGTGACGATCAGGAATCGACATGCCGCCCATCAAATGGAACACGGCGGTATCGTCGTAGGACCGATACGTCATGTTCGGCTTCTTGCCGCTCAGCAAGTAGTAAGCCCCATGCGGCGTGATGGGATTCGACGGAACCCTGAGCCGGATATTACCCACCATGTGCCACACACCCCTCTGCGGGGTGTTGCGCTTTGCAACACCCCTTCATCAGCGCGCCCCCGGTGCGGCGTAATACCGGGCGAGATCCTGACCGGCGCGATCCTCGCTATTCGTGACGTTGTAGGTTTCGATGTTCACCGCGGTGAACGGCCCAGGCGCGGGGGCCGCGCCGGTGTGCTGACCCCGATTCGGGTCCATCCCCTGAGCGGCGATCTGCTCAGGGGTAGGCGGCCCAACCCCGGGAAGCATGCTTTGGTTTTTGGCATTGGCCCCGCCAGCCAGGTTAGCGATTGCCGGTGCAGCGCCGGCGAGGCCGCCCAACAGCCTGGTGCCCCAGTTGTTCGCCGCCAACTCCGAACCGCCTGCCGGGAGAAAAGTCTCTGACAGGCCTTGCATGGCGATACTGGCAACCTGCCCGCCGAACTCAATCGCACGGTTGAGTTCCTCGAACCCGATCTGCAGCGCCGCGGAAGCAACGGCGGCACCCGCCGAACCACCACCAAAACCGCCAGCGGCGTCCGCTGCCAGCCCGCCAGCGGAGATCGCTGTTTGCGCCGCGCCTTGCAGCGCCCCGATGATCCCGCCGCCGATTGATAGGCCCTCGCCGTATCCGGCTGGGGCTTCGACCTGAGCGCCGATGACCGTGCCGGGGGTTTCAGTACCAGGAGGCAGGACAGTTTGCGGGATGGCCGGGAGCGCGGGAGGCACAGGAATCACAGGGGCCTCAGCTGCGGGCGGCGCGGGAAGCCCAGGGGTCGCAGGGGTCGCAGAAGCCGAAGCAGGAATGGGAGCGCCGGGCATGGTGGCGGCTGCAGGGGGCCGGGGGGCGCGGGCCGGGGGAAGCGCAGGAGGCTTAGGCGGCGGCGGACTGTCCCCAACCCCAAGAAGTTCACCCAGGTTTGCGGGCTGAACCGGCTCCCCGCCCAGCTCATAACTGTGCAGCGACCTGCGGAAGTTGTAAACCGCGGATTGGCCGCCCATCGCGGACACGTCGTCGCGGGTCAGGACGTGCTCGCCGCTGTGGGCCATGATCGGGATTTCGCCGCCCTTAGCGAAACTCGGCAGCCCCTGCCGGGCACCCGTACCCGCGACAAGTCCGCGGCCCCGGCTGGACCGGAAAGCCTCTTCCGCCGACACCGAGTACATGCTGCCGTCGCCGGTGTCCGACAGGTTGATCCGGCCGGTGCGCGGGTCATACCCGGTAACAGCGATGAAGTGACCAGAAGGGTAGTCCCTACCCGCTATGGATTGACCGGGAGCCACGTTCAGAACCGACCCGACACCCCTGTCTACGGAGTCTTTGACCGCCTTGAACAGCACATCGGGGCTGCCGCCTGACGCCTCCAACGCCTTGAACCCGCCGCTGGGGCTGAGCCGGTTGAGGCCAGCGGACAAAGAGCTGATGCCACCGCCGCGAGCGATGACGCCATCAAGCTGGTCCTGAGACATGTTCACGCCACCAGCCGACAGGATGATCTGCGCTGCCGCGTTGATGCAGTTGTTGGCGTACTGCTGCGCCGCCACCGGAATGGTGGACAAGTTAATTCCAGGGAGCTTGCCGCCAAACTTTGCAGGGCCTGCACCTCCGCCCTCGAAATTGGTACCGAAATCACCCGCGCCGCCGACCCATGCGGACGGGTCAGAAACAGAAGCCGGTCGAGGGCTGACCGGCGCGTCCAACGCCCCGCCTCTGTACCAGTTCGGGGAATAGCTGGGGGAACCGGACGGGGCGTAAGCCGGGGCACCGGGAACAGCTTCCTCCCGACCGGGGTCGAGCGGCCCACCCTTGTACCAGCCCATAGATGACGCCGCCATGCCTGTCAGGCCGGAACCGACACCTTCCCCTTGCGGGAACCCCAGCCCTGCTTGCGCGCCACGGATCGCACCGAACACCGGGGCGAGCGCCAAGTTAGCGAGGAACTTCGTCAGGTTCTCGGCGATCCCGGTCAGGCCCTTGCTGATGCCGAAATCCTTGTCGATCTCCGCGCCGAAGTCGCCGAGCGCGTCCTTCGCGTTATCGGTTTCGGTTTTAAGTTTCTCAACGTCCCCGGTTTGAGCTTTGCCTAACTGAACCAAGGCTTTGTGTAGAGAAATCCTCCCGTCAAGAACCTTTCTATCAAGGTCGTGGACTTCTTCTGCGCTAAGAATGCCTGCCTTTTTCGCAGCAAGCAGATCCTTGTTGGCTTCCTCAAGATCGCCAGCCCTGTCCACCACCGCCAGCTGCGCGTCGAACACTTCCTGGGGGTCGACCATGTTCGCGCCGTACCCGGTCATCTGACCGAACGAGTTGTACTGCGGCATGATCGGACCCTGAATGCTGGGCGTTCCCGGCGTACCCCCGGTGGGGAAAGAGGGCATCCCGTTCTCGCCCATCGGCAACATCGGGGTGAGCTTCTGGCCGGTGATCGGATTGGTGAACGGATCGACAGCATACGAGTCCCGCGGAAGCTCGCCCCGAATCTTGTCCAGGATTTCGGTGTCCGTCAGAGCTTTACCGTTTTCATCCAGAGGCACGTTCGGAAGCGGGAAATCGTAGCCGCCACCGCCATCCATCCAGACATCAGGCCGCCATAACCCGCCCGCGAAGTCGCCCTCGCCGCCGAACCAGTCCTCGCTGTTTACGGACGGAGGGGTCGCTCCGGGGCCAAGCGATCCGTCGTATGCCGAAGGGACGTTGGGATTACGGAGGTTCGGAAAGAACTTATCAATCCAATAACTCGGATTTAAGGCCTTGCCCGGATCGAACCCATCAGCCAGATCGTCGATAGCCTTATTAGTGCTATCGGAATTTTCTGGGCTTTTGAGCGAACGAACTCCCTGCTCAATGGCCGCGGCGATCCCCACGCCGAGGCCCACCCAGGGAAGCGTCTTGAGCGCGCCCATGAGATTGGAGCCGAACCCCTTGCCTGCTTTCGTACCGGCGGCGGCGAACGTCGAAGCGGTATTCGCTCCGACCGTCTTCGCTGTCGACGTTATGGCAGCCCCGCTAGAAGCG